ATATAAATCACAAAATAATGGAGAAATTATTACAGATGAGATAGATAGTAACTTTATTGATATTAGTAATAACAATAATAAAGAAAATTTATATTATTGTTTATTAAATCCAAATAATATATTTGAAAAAAATATAGTAAATAAATGGTCAAAATATTATACAAGCAATAAAGATTTTTTACTGGAATCACAGAATTTATTAAAACAGTATAAACCAAATATTGATTTTGTAAATACAGAAGCAACAGATATTAGTATGGAAGAAAATATTTTAAATAATTGTGAAAATGTTATATATGATAATGGTTTCATTGAAAAATATCAATATTTTGAATTACCATTTTTTTCAAATTATAATAATAATTCAAGTGTTTTAACTGGTTTATCTATATATAATTTAGCAGCACCCGCATTTAGTCTAATATTACCAATAATAAGTATGATTTTACCCTTTTTAATAATAAAATTACAGGGCTATAATGTGACTATGGAAAGTTATATAACACATTTAAAGATTGTTTTACAGAATCATGTAATTGGGCAATTATTTACAAATTTTTCTGAAGCTTCTTTTTCTACAAAAATATATTTAATATTGAGTCTATTTTTTTATGGATTTCAAATATATCAAAATGTGTTTAGTTGTATAAAATATTTCAAAAATATAAAATTAATACATAATACTTTATTTGAAGTAAGGAAATATTTGAAAAATAGTATCAAGCGATTTTCTAATTTATTAAAATATACGAATGATTTTAAAAGTTATACTAATTTCAATGAATCAGTTAATAAAAACAATATTATTTTGACAGACTATTATAATCAATTAAAAAAAATAAACGATTACAACTTTAATACAAAAAAGATAATGGAACTTGGTAATTTATTAAAATCTTTTTATCAATTAAATAATGACGATGATTTAATAAATTCATTATATTTTTCATTTAATTGCAATGGTTATATTGATAATATATTAAAAATACAAAATTTAGTAAAAAATAATAAAATTAATTATTGTACATTTGCATCTAATAATGAAAAGACTGTTTTTAAAAATAGTTATTATGGTCATCTAATTAATAATAAACAAATTGTAAAAAATTCTTATGATTTATCAAAAAATATGATTTTAACAGGTCCAAACGCAGCAGGAAAGACCACGTTATTGAAATCTTCAATATTTAATATTATATTATGTCAGCAGTTTGGGTGTGGATTCTTTGAAGAAGCAACCATAAATTTATATGATTATATACATTGTTATATAAATATACCAGATACATCTAATCGTGATAGTTTATTTCAGGCGGAAGCACGTCAATGTAAAAAAATATTAGAATTAATAGAAGATAAATCGGATAAAAGACATTTTTGTGTATTTGATGAATTATATAGTGGTACTAATCCGGAAGAAGCAGTAACAAGTGCATTTAATTATTTAAAACATTTAGATATATTTAATAATTTGGATTATATATTAACAACTCATTATAATAAACTTTGTAAAAAATTAGAGAAATCAAAAAGTAATGTAGCAAATTATTGTATGACTATTAAACAAAATGAGTCAAATAGTGATTTTGAATATACTTATAAACTTAAAAAAGGAATAAGTAAAGTTAAAGGAGGTATAAAAGTATTAAAAGATTTGAATTATCCAAAAGAAATAATAAATGAATTAAAATAATGGATTATTAAATATATAATTTTCGTAAAACATAATTTAAAATAATATTAATAAAAAATAATAATATGAATATGTTAATTAATTTTATTGATACAGGATTTATAATAACTTTAGGTATTTTAATTTTAGTAACTGGCGCAGTAATGTTATATTGTTACAGAAGATTAAATTTATTAGAAAATAGTGTAATAGAACATGGTAAAATTTTACAAAATTTTATAATGAATTATAATAATAATCAAATTAATAATATAGGAATACCAAATTTTTCTTTAACACAAGAAGCGAATGAAGCGAATGAAAATATTGATATTATCGAAACAAATAACATATACAATGAAGAATTAAATACTGGAAAAATTGCTGTTTCAGATGACGATGACGATGACGATGACGATGATGATGATGACGACGATGATGATGACGAAGATGACGATAACGACAGTGATAATAGCGACTATAGTGATAATAATGTTGACGAAAATGAAGATGATAATATTAAAAAATTAGATATAACTTCATTTGAAATTGAAGAGAATGGTTTGCAAATAGAATCTATAGATAATACAGATATAAAAACTAATAAATTGGAAGATGATTTTTTAAACAATCTTCCCATTAATCTTGAAAATTTGAATATTGCAAGTATTTCGATGGAATCAAAATTAATTAATTTAGGAAATGATGATGAAAAAACTGATATAGATAATGACAATGAATCAGTTTCAATGGTTGGCGATCTAAAAAAAGGTTTCAGTAAAATGAAAGTAGATGATTTACGAGCATTGGTTGTTACAAAAAATTTAACAGATAATGATAATTCACAAAAAATGAAAAAAAATGAATTAATAAAAATGTTACAATCAAATTAAAAATTTATTTATAAAAATTTTATATTATAAAATATATAATATAAAATGAGTTGGGGAACTTGTTATAGTGGATCAAATAATATTCATTTTAATTTTCCAGCATTTATGAATGATGGAAGAAATTTTTCAAATTATGAACCAGGAACAGTATTAGATAACGCTATTAAAAAAAAAGAAAACATTACAAACAACAGTGATTATAGAAAATATTTACAAACAAATGCCGATTCCATTATTAAAAATAATCAATTAAATGCATGTGATCAATGCGGAAGTTGTCCATATATAAATAATAATACCAATATGCAAGAATTGAACGGAAGCCCATATATTTTTAATTCGATCTTATCAAACAACCAGCCATATGGATATGAAAATAGTGATTTAAAAAACTTATATTTATCAAAACAACAATTAGATGCAAAATTACATGCGCCGCGTTTTAAAGTTATGCAACCATTAAATATGGAAGAAAAATAGAAAAATAGAAAAATAGAAAAATAGAAAAATATTATTTCATTTAATAAAATAATATTTTTATAATATAAAAATGAATATCTTTGATAGCATTATGTCTCCACTTGGAAGAGAACATTGTATGATATTTTATTATATTGGTTTAGTTATATTCTTTAGTTCTTTAATTGGCTTACTTTTAGGATTAATTAAGTTATTTAATAAAAAAACATTCGATATTGGTGGTTTAATATTTTTAAATTCATTGGGTGGATTTTTATCATATTATTTGTATAGAATAGTGTATTCTATGTGTGTTAAAAGTATGTAATTAATATAAAATTAATATTTAAATAAATTTATTTTTAAATATTAATGAAAGTTCTTAGTATTGATGTTGGAATCAAAAATTTAGCATATATTTTAATCGAACACCACGAAGGTGAAGATAATTATAATATAATAGAATGGGACGTTTTAAATTTATGTAATTTTGTTCCAAATTGTTGTAATGAAAAATGCAAATTTAAAGCAAAATTTGGTAAAGAAGATAAATTTTTTTGTAAAAAACATACAAAAAATGAAGATTATAAAATTCCAACTATTAATACTAAAACTTTAATAAAAAAAAATATAAAAGAATTAATACTATTATGTGAAGAACATAATATAATATTAGAAAACAGTAGTAAAAAAAGTGAAATAATTAAAACAATTGAAGATTATATTTCCAATACTTGTTTTGATTTAATAGAAGAACCAAATGCAAATAATGTAAATTTAATAGATTTAGGTATAAATTTAAAAAATGAATGTAATAAACTATTAAACAAATTTGATATACTAAATGTTGATCAAATTATACTAGAAAATCAAATTAGTCCTTTAGCAAATAGAATGAAAACATTACAAGGAATGATAACGCAGTTTTTCATCGATAAAGGAAATTACAATATTAAATATATATCTGCAATAAATAAATTAAAACTTTTTATAAAAAATAAAAAAACAAATTACACTGAGCGTAAAAAATTATGCATAATTTATAGTAAAGAATTATTAGAAAAAAATAATAAAACGAATGAATTAGAATTTTTTTTTAAACATTTAAAAAAAGATGATTTGGCAGATTGTTTTTTACAAAGTATTTATTATTTGAATACTTTTAATAAATTTATTTTATAATTTATTTATTGCTGATATATATAATGAAAAAAAAGCATTAAATTTTCATTATAAAGCATTAAATAAAGAAGAGTTAAATAAACAATTATCACATGAATGGAACCAACTATTTGCAATGCAAAAAGTTATGATTGAAAATATGATGAAATTTGAAAAAGTAAAAGAAAATACAAAAAAATACAAGAGATTAACGTTAAATATTAAAAAACAAGGCATCGCTTTAGAAGATAGTCTAGAAACCATTAATATAATACGTAAACAACTACGTCTAGAAAGGTATAGTTATAATAGTTCTAAATCTCCTAAAAATAAATCTAATAAATCTAATAAATCTAATAAATCTAATAAATCTAATAAATCTAATTATAAGTTTAATAAATATAAATTTATAATTAACATTTGCGGACTACTTAAAAATATAATTTGTATTTAATTTAATAATAATATGGATGTAATTGAAATAGATCCTACTATTGTAGAAATAGGAGATATAAATGTTCCCGACATTAAATTGTCATTTAATGATTCCGAAAATGAGGCAGATATTGAAGATTTTATGCCTTCAAAACCTTCTGTCAATTTTGGTTCTGGTATAGAATTATTAATGAATGATAAATCACGCGATACTAAAAAATCATCATCAAATATTGAAATTGAAGATATTACAAAATTAGAAGATGAATTAAATAATTTAACAAATGATAATATAAATATTGATACTAATAGTAATAGTAATAGTAATAGTAATAGTAATACAAAAGAAGTTAAACAAAACGAATTTAATACTACAAAAAAAACAATTTTTGGTGGATTATTTGGTTCTAAAGAAGATGGTTCAAATATCAAACCGGTAAATGAAACAGAAGGTGCTAGAAGACAGCCTAATTTAGGAAAATCCACATCCGATATGAATGAAAACAGAACATCAGATGGTTATGGTAAATTTAACAATATTCCATTAAATATGGAAAAAACTCAAGAAAAAAAACAATTAAGTAAAGAAGAAGAATTAAAAGAAAAATTCAAATATTTAAGAAAATTAGAAGATTTAGAAAAAAAAGGCGTTTCATTAAGCAAACGTTACAATATGGATTCAAATTTAGACGAAATGATAGGTGAATATGAAACTATTTTAGCAGAAAAAGAACGTTCTAATAGTGTTAAATTTCAAGGAAAAATGATGATGGCTTGTATTACTGGTTTAGAATTTTTAAATAATAAATTTGATCCATTTGATATTAAATTGGACGGATGGGGTGAACAAATTAATGAAAATATTGACGAATATGATGATATTTTTGCCGAATTACACGAAAAATACAAATCAAAAGCAAAAATGTCTCCAGAATTAAAATTATTATTTCAATTAGGTGGTTCTGCTTTAATGGTTCATATGTCAAATACATTATTTAAATCTTCAATGCCAGGTATGGACGATATTATGCGTCAAAACCCAGAACTTATGAAACAATTTACACAGGCAGCAGTAAGTTCTATGGGACAATCTAATCCTGGCTTTAGCGGTTTTATGAATAATGTTTTCCAAGAAAATGGAGGAACCGCATCTAGAAATTCTGGTTTTGGAAGCGGAGCAAACCCCGGGTTTGGAATGTCCGCAAGGGATATGCCACCAAATGTAAATAGCGGCCCACCACCTCCTTCGGTAGAAAGTAAATTACCGGAACGCAGCCAGCGAACACAAAATTTACCAAATAGACCGGATTTAATGAGTGCTCGTGGAGTATCTATTGATAACAATGAAGGAAACTTTCAAGGAGATGAGCCACGTATTACTCGTCCAGAAATGAGAGGACCTTCTTCTGGTTCATTAAAACAAGATTCAATAAATAATTTATTAAGCGGATTAAAAACAAAACAAATAAATGTTGAAGAAAATAGAGAATTAAATCAAGGTAGCACAATTAGTATTGAAGACTTAAGAGAATTAACTGGAGCAAAAATACCAAAATCAAAGCGTAAGCAAAAAAGTGATAAAAATATTGTAAGTTTAGATATATAAAAAATTTATAGTAAATAAAAATTATTATATATTATTTATATATAAATTATAATTATGAAAGGTGGTTATTCCAAAGTCAATAGAACCCCTTCATATAGAGGTAGCAATCATTTAAATGATTTTAATGATTTCACAAAAAAAATGAGGCAAAACAATTTTACACCTAATGATAGAAAAGAAGTTAAAAAAAAGGTAAAATCAAGGCAAATAAAAAATATAATTGCCCACCGCTTTATGCTATCAAGGAAAAAGCCATTACAAGAAATACAAAAAGAAGTGTTTATAGAACAAAAGAAAAAAATTAAAACTAGAAAAGATAAAATAAGAAGAAAAAAACAAAACAGTAAAAAAATTATAATATCAAAAAAACAAGATAATAATAATGAGGAACACCCCCCTGCTGATATAGATAAAAATTTATCAATAAAAACAGATTCAAAACGTTTAATAAATGCATTAGTATCAAATAGAGCAACAAGACAAGCAACAAGACGAGCAACAAGACGAGCAACAACTATTTAAAATGTTTAATAAATTTTATTATTAAATAATTATTAATAATAAAATATAATAAATTAAAAATCATGATTAAATCAAATTATACTAATCCAATTAAAGAAGATTATAGTAATTTAAAAACATTTGTAATTAATTTAGATGATTATAAAGAAAACTATATTAAGCAGTTGCCTTATTTGGAAAGTATAGGTTTAAAAGTGGAGCGATTTAGTGGAATAAATGCTCTAAAAGATGAACATTTAAAACCAGAATATAAACAATATATATCAAATTTCGCTTTTAATTTTACGCCAAAATCAGTAATAGGATGTGCTTTAAGTCATATTTTATGTTGTAAACATATATCTAATAATTATATTAATCCAGATAATAATAACACAATAGAAGTTAATGAATCGTCGTACAGGGGCAAGACCCCATTTTTCTTAATTATGGAAGACGATGCTTTTCCAAAATATTTAAAAACAGAATTTTATGAAAGACTTAATAAAACAATATATGAAATAAGTTTATTGGATTCTAGGTGGGAAATTATACAATTACATAGTGATGCATTTTATCCAACAAGAGAAACTTATAATACACATCCTGTTTGTGGAAGCACTGCTGCTTATTTAATATCTAAATTTGCAATTAAAAAAATATTAAAATTTAAATTAATAGGACATGTAGATTTTGTAGAACATAATTTTATAACTTATAAAAAATATAGATCAAAAGAGAACTTATTTTATACAAATGAAAAAGAAAGTTTAAATAGAAATATTAATCAAACAAAAAATTTTAAATATTATAGTTTATATTTAAAATCATATGTATTAGATTTATTTAATAATTATACCAATTTATTAAAATTACGCGGAGAGAAAAAATATAAAAACTTATTAGAATTTAAAATATTAAAATTACCATATTTTAAAAAAGAATATACTGCAAATGAATTTATAGATTATTTATTTAGTTTGTTTTTAGCAAAAAAATTAATAATTAATAATAATTAATAATTAATAATAAATAATAATTAATAATAAATAATAATTAATAATAATTAATAATTAATAATAATTAATAATTAATAATTAATAATTAATAATTAATAATTAATAATAATAATTAA